TTATATATTTTAGAGAAAGAAAAAGTAGAAGCAGATAAAAAAGTTTTAGTAGAATTAATAAACAAACATTTTCCTGATTGGAGAAGAGTTCTTAATGAATGTCAGAGATATTCAGTTGGTGGTAAGATAGATACTGGTATATTAGCTGCTTTCTCAGATGTTGCTGTAAATGATCTCCTTAAAAATCTCAAAGAGAAAAACTTTTCTGAAGTTCGTAAGTGGGTTGTTTCCAACTTGGACAATGAAACTTCTATGCTATTGCGTCGTATTTACGATAGCTTATATGGTGCCTTGGTCAGTAGCAGTATACCTGCTGCTGTCCTTATTATTGCAAAATATCAGTATCAAATTGCGTTCGTCGCAGATCAAGAAATTAATCTTCTGGCAGCGTTAACTGAGATTATGGTTGAGTGTGAATTTAAATGATTAGAGTTTTAGAAAACCCTAAAACAAATAATTACTATCAATTAAAGAAATTCGTTCTCTCAAATGAATTTCCGTGGAGACATAATGAATCTTGCAATATGCCTTTCTATAGTCATGTATTTTTACAGAGACCAGAAATAAATGGATATTCGGAACCTCATTCTAAATGGACTAACCAAAATCTAATGGTTATGGCAGAAATCATAGATTATAATTCTTTGTATAAAGATATTCCCTATTTTTTCTTAAGATCAAATGCCAATGCTACTCATCCTGACTCAGGAAGACAATATTCAGATCGACATGTAGATCATCCAAATACTCCTCATTCTAATTTAATTGTTTATCTAACTGATACTGACGGAGATACAATCATAGGAGACAATAGACATTCTCCTAAAGAAGATGATATAGTTCTTTTTACAGGAGAACATTGTATGCAAAGACCAACTAAAGGTAGAAGAGTAATTTTAATTTCTACTATATTCGGAGAACCTTAATGAATCTTCAAGATAAAATTAACAGTGCGAAGACTAGGATTCTTGAATTAGAATCTCTAATAGAATATTGGGAAAAAGAGAAGAGTAGACAAGAAGAGAAAAATAAGGTAGAATAGAATATACAGAATTGTATGTCATAATGACAAAATCTTATACAAAATTAAAACATCAAGTGAAATCAAGTCGATACTACATCTTTTGGGGTGCTGCTACTATTGCAGTTATGGCAGGTCAAATCTATGTTGGAAATGGATATCGTCAAATGTCAGAATCTGTTGGAGATCTTACTGAAATAATTGAGATCAAAATGGAACTAGAATTATTAGAGAAAAAAAGAAACCCATATGGAATATTGCCATTGTAAATGATTTCTAGTACCACAAAAGCTATGGAAATGCTTTATAGTTGCAAATGGAATTTACCAGAAGCATCTACATATTGTGGTCTCTCTTGGAACGAAACTAAAGAACAATTTAAAAATTATCTAACTATGAAAATTGATACACAAGGAATGTCTTACGGAACAAGTGAGACTAGTACTAAATCTCTTGAAGAACAACGTGCTGCTATTCCTCCTGCTATCCCAAAAGAAGTAAATATTCTTACCGATTCCTTAAAGAAAGAATTAAAACAACTCATCAATGAAGTTTTAGATGAGAGATTAAAGCATAAGTAATGAAATCATATAAGACACCTCTAAGATATCCTGGTGGCAAGTCTCGTGCTTGCACCAAAATGGATCAGTATTTTCCTGATCTTAGAAACTATACTGAGTATAGAGAACCTTTTTTAGGTGGTGGTAGTGTAGCAATTCATATTGCAAAGAAGTATCCTCATCTTAAAATTACAGTAAATGATTTATATGAACCTTTATATAACTTTTGGATTCAACTCCAACAATTTGGAACTGAACTAAAAGATAAACTAATTGAATATAAATCTCTTTATCCAAATCCAGATACAGCAAGAGAACTATTTGTTGAATCAAAAGAATTAGTCAATGATCAAACTATTGATAGTTTAGATCGTGCTGCTAGATTTTATATTGTTAATAAATGTTCTTTCAGTGGACTAACAGAAAGTTCTTCATTTTCTCAACAGGCATCTATTTCTAATTTCTCATTGAGAGGTATTGAAAAGTTACCAGGTTATCAAGAAATAATAACTGGTTGGAATATCAATCAATATTCTTATGAGTATTTGATGAGAGAAGATATTCATGATGGTATCTTTATGTACTTAGATCCTCCATATGATATTAAAGATAATCTATATGGTAAGAAAGGATCAATTCATAAAAGATTTGATCATGATCAATTTGCGATAGATTGTGAAAATTCTGAAATTGATATGATGGTTAGTTATAATTCAAGTCAATTAGTAAAAGATCGTTTTAGTAAGTGGGATGCTGCAGAGTTTGATTTAACTTATACTATGAGATCTGTTGGAGAATATATGAGGGATCAACAACAAAGAAAAGAAATATTGTTATTAAATTATCAAAAAGAACAAGCAAAGATACAATTTAGTTTTGATGGTTGTTATAATTATGATAAATTAAAGAAAGAAGGTTACATTAACCAATAGAAACAATTTTATGTCAGAGTTTATTCAACGTCATATCGGTCCTAGTGAGGAAGAACAATCGGAAATGTTATCCGATTTAGGACTTACTTGCATTGATGAGTTAGTAAGGCAAGTGGTTCCAGACTCTATACTTTTAAGAGGAGAAAACAAATTACCTGATGGGTGTAGTGAGCAAGAAGCACTAACAGAATTGAAAGAAATTGCAGGAAGAAATAAAGTTAAACGAAGTTTGATTGGTCAAGGTTATTATGGGACTATAACTCCACCAGTTATACTTAGGAACGTCTTTGAAAATCCTGCGTGGTATACATCTTATACACCATATCAGGCAGAGATATCTCAGGGAAGATTAGAAGCATTATTTAATTATCAAACACTGATTACAGAACTTACTGGATTACCTGTTGCAAATGCATCATTGTTAGATGAAGGAACTGCAGCTGCAGAGGCAATGATACTTGCATATACTCAAGGTAAGAAAAAAGATTTTATAGTTGATGATAAAATATTTCCACAAACATTAGAAGTATTACAGACAAGAGCAAAACCATTAGGGATTAATATTGTTCAAATTGATTTTGATAGTTCAATACCAATCGCTTTCTTTTCTGATGCTTTTGGAGTCATTGTACAACTACCAAATAATCATGGTAATTTGAGACATCGTAGTGGAGTATTAAGATTAGCAGAAGTTTGTAAATGTATGAAGATTGCCATTGTTGATCCAATGGCACAGGTTCTTATGCAACCTGTAGGTGAAATGGGATTTGATATTGCAGTTGGATCTATGCAGAGGTTTGGAGTTCCTATGGGTTTTGGAGGACCTCATGCAGCATTCTTTGCAACCACTGAGAAACATAAACGTAAGATTCCTGGACGTATTGTAGGACAGTCTCTAGACTCCCAAGGTAATAAAGCATTACGGCTAGCATTGCAAACAAGGGAACAACACATAAGACGAGACAAAGCAACATCCAATATATGCACTGCTCAAGCACTCCTCGCAAATATGGCAGGTTTTTACGCTGCTTACCACGGTGCGGAAGGTCTGAGAAAAATAGCAGATAGAATATTAAAATATAGAGAAACGTTAAAAACAGCATTAAGATGGTGTGGTAAGGAAGTAGACGATACAGAGGGTTTTGATACTGTTCGTATAAAAACTGATATTGATTACTATAATTTCTTAAGTGATAAGTTCAATGTCAGATATGAAGATGGTTGGATGATGATAACTTTAGATGAACTTACTACAATACAAGAGTTAGATGAAATAGTTCAAACACAAATTGTATTCAATGCTAGTTCAAATACAATAAAGCATGTGTATGATGCGTGTAAAGATTATGTATGGAAACACATACCTAAAAGAAAAGGAAAGTGGTTAGAGCAAGATGTCTTTAACAAGTATCATAGTGAAACAAATATGATGAGATATATCAATGAATTAGTTTCTAAAGATTTCTCATTAGTAAATGGTATGATGCCACTTGGAAGTTGCACAATGAAACTCAATGCAGCATCAGAGTTGATGCCAGTTTCTTGGCCAGAGTTTGCAAACATACATCCATTTGCTCCTAAGAAACAAACAGAGGGATATCAAATTATCATTGATGATTTAAAAGGGTGGTTGTGTGAAATTACTGGATTTGATTCTATATCTCTTCAACCAAACGCAGGATCTCAGGGAGAGTATGCAGGTCTTCTAGCAATACAGGAATATCATAAAAGTCGTGGAGATGTAAACAGAAATGTATGTTTGATTCCCACAAGTGCACACGGAACTAATCCTGCTAGTGCTATTATGGCAGGTATGAAGATTGTAGGTGTTAAGTGCGACGACGATGGTAATATCGATATGGAAGACTTAGAGAAGAAAGCAATAATGAACACTTTTGAGTTGTCTTGTATTATGATTACATACCCATCAACTCATGGTGTATTTGAACCAACTATCAAAGATATATGTAAGATTGTTCATGATAATGGTGGGCAAGTGTATCTTGATGGTGCAAACTTGAATGCTCAAGTTGGATTGGCAAAACCTTGTGATTATGGTGCAGATGTATGCCATCTTAATTTGCATAAGACATTCTGCATTCCACATGGAGGTGGAGGACCAGGTGTTGGTCCTATTGGGGTTGCAACACATTTGACACCTTTTGTAACACATAGGGTATCTTCTTCTCTAACAGGTAGTGCTAGTATTCTTCCAATCAGTTGGATGTATATTCGTATGATGGGAGAAGATGGATTAAGAAAGGCAAGTGAAATATCATTATTGTCTGCTAACTGGTTGGCACATAAAATAGATTCAGACTTTAAAGTTTTATATAAAGCAGAGAATGGTAGGGTTGCACACGAATGTATATTTGATTGTCGCAATTTACCTGTATCAGCAGAAGACGTTGCAAAGAGATTGATGGACTATGGTTTTCATGCTCCTACATTATCGTGGCCAGTTACAAATACTATGATGGTAGAACCAACTGAAAGTGAATCTCTTGATGAACTAAAAAGGTTTGTTAAAGCAATGGAAATGATAAGAATAGAAATCTTTACAAATAAAGACATCTTGAAAAATGCACCTCATACTGCTAGAATGATAGCAGGTGCTTGGGACTTTAATTACAGTAGAGAACAGGCATCTTTCCCTGTTAACCAGAAGAATAAATTCTGGCCAGCAGTATCAAGGATCGATAATGTATATGGAGATCGAAACCTTGTTTGTTCCTGTACAGTAGAGGTTACTGCGTGATAGAACTAAATTATGATCAATTGAAAATGCTTCGCAACCATTTGAGTTTTGTAAGATCTTATGTTCCATATCAAGAAAGAGGAGATATGCCATTTCATGCAACAGTATGGTATGATTATCATCAAGATCTTCTTGATAAGGTTACAAATGAATTAAAAAAATATGAGCACTGAATTAAAAGACTGGTTAAACTCAATAAATTTATCAAAGAAAAACTTAATAGATGAAGATCCCTCTCTAGAAAAAGAGTATCCTGCATATATTGTTAATAGATGTTTCTCTGGTCATCTTGATGCAATTATGTTTGCAAATGAGATGAATATGAACCCTCTTTTGCAAAAGAAACTTCAATATGATTTTTTGCTAAATACACTCAGAACTAAGAAGAGATTCTCTCCTTGGCTCCGTAAAGATACGATCAAAGATCTTGATTATGTAAAACGTTACTATGGATATAGTAATGAAAAGGCAAAACAAGCTTTGAGAATTCTAACACAAGAACAACTTGATTTTATAAAATCGAAATTTGAAACTGGAGGAAAACGATGAGTGTTGTTAGAGAACCTGAAGTAGCCTGGTCGCCAGAGAAAATGGTTGAGGTTTTACTTAATGAACCAGACGATTTTCTTAAAGTTAGAGAAACTCTCACAAGAATTGGTGTAGCAAGTAGGAAAGAAAAGAAGATATATCAAAGTTGCCACATACTTCATAAGCAAGGGAGGTACTATCTTGTCCACTTTAAAGAACTTTTTGCTCTTGATGGAAAACACGCTAACCTTACTCCTAATGATGTTCAGCGTAGGAATCGTATTGCTCAGCTTCTTGCTGATTGGGGTTTAATTGGTATTGTAGACACCGACAAAATACAAGATATTGCTCCTTTGAATCAAATCAAAGTATTAGCATATAAAGACAAAAATGACTGGATTCTAGAGACGAAGTATAATATAGGTAGTAAGAAGAAAAAAGTTGAAGAAGTTTAGTACCCTTTCTAATGGTATAAAAGAACGTTTATTTTATACATTAGGTAAACATCCAGAGAACGCATCTTTGCATGATTTCTATATGGCATTGAGTTATGCTGTCAGAGATCAGATGATGACTTATTGGTTAGATATGAAAAAAACTTCTAA